ACATCGACCCGCCTTTTCGTGTGTCGCCCAATGCTTTAAGTAAAGTCCGACTGTCGCGAATTGTATAGTATTGCCAAGGACAGGGTTTGCCTAGTTGCCTGTACAGATTCTCAAGGATAACAATATCAAATACAGGTCCTTGAGCCCAAATACGAGTTGCACCTACTACAAATTTATTCAGCGAACGAGTAAATTCTTCCAGTGATATACGGTCATGTTCGCCCAGTGCTTCTTCGCGCACCTCGTCGCTTTGTGTGCCCCACCAAGCCACAGTGCCTTCGTCAACATTGCGGCCAAGTGTAATTTGTTCGTCTACGTTAATTCGAAAGTAGAGACCGTCGTCTAACTCTTGATCTGGATCAAAAGGGTTAAATTTAATTGCGCCAAAAGTAAGAATCACGCTGTCTGGACTGGTAGCCAGCGTTTCAAGGTCCAACATGATATCCATATTAAGCCTCGGGTTCTAATTTAACCACCAGCGGAAATCCGTTGTTTCGTGCCAGCATAGTTACTTCTACGCCCTTTTGTTCAGCCATTTCATATGGCATAGTAGCAACTACCGCAGATCCTTCTTTATGGACTTTCAAAGTCATTTCCTCAGCTTCGATTTGAGTATAATTGAAAATAATAACTAATGTTTCTACCACAAATTCTTGAGTAGTAACTTCGTCATTGATGTAAATCACATTGTATCTAACTGGTTCGGGAATGTCAGACTTAGGCTTGATTTTTGGTACAATTTTTGGTTCTGCAGTAGTTGTCATATTTTAAAAGGGATTTTTTAGGTCCCTTATTATATTACTTCGTAAAAGAAATTGCAATCTTTTTGGGCTTTTGTTCTTCAGGAACAATGAGCTCAAGTGCTACACTAAGAACACCGTTCTTAACTGTGGCACCACGGACTTCGATGTTTTCAGCCAATGGAAAATTGCGAGTAAAATTACGAGCACTGATACCTTTGTGTAGGTATTTGGGTGCTTCGCCTTCTGCTTTTGGGCGTTCGCCTTTGACTGTCAGGACGTTGTCTTTTAATTCTACGTCGAGATCTTCTTCGGCAAACCCCGCCACTGCAACTTCAACTACAAAATGTGTGTCATCCAATTGAACCACATTATGTGGAGGATAGTTGTCGCCCCCGCGGCTATTAGCAAATGTACGATTGAGTTCTTCAAACATACGGTCAAAGCCGATAGCATGGCGTGCAAGTGAAGGAAGGTCGATGGTGTGAATAGAAAATTGTGTCATTTTTAATCTCCTTTATTAAGCAAAATTATGACATTTGAAATGTAGACCCCACCCGGGCATCTACATAGTATTTATTATATAGAAATCGAACTGTTTAGTCAATTGATTTGGGAGGATTCATTGGTTCTATTAGACTCCAACGAGTGGCTGTATGGCTAGTGGGCACAAAGGTTAAAGCAAAAAACGAATAAGTTTCGATGTCATCGAACATTACTCGTTTAGTTAGTTTATGAACTTTGGTTTTATAAGGGATATCATACTGGTCGCTCCATGCATGTAAATCCCTGTTTATTAAATGAAGAGCCAGTTCTGCTCTAATAGAGCTTCTGTCATCGTTGGCTGTTAATCTAAATTCAACGTACATCAGTACAGTTTTTTAGGCAGTGTCTGAGATTCTAACTTTTTTTGCCAACGATTTTTTGCTGCACTATTTTTCTTTTTTCTAGTTGTAGTTGGTTTCTCATAAAACTCTTTTTCTTTAAGAGTTTGCAAAATTCCTGTGTCTGAAACTTTTTTCTTGAATTTTCGAAGTGCTTTTTCTACATTATCGTCTTTAACATAGACTGTCAATCCCCGAGATCGCTTAGGTCTGTCAAAACTCATTGTCGACTTCCTTGAGCCACTCCAACGTATCACGATTAGTGTAATGCCTAAAATCGTAGACATGTTTGGGATTCGTCATTGCTCGGATTCCCTCGAACCATTGAATATCATCCATGTTGTCGTGATAAAGATAAATGTCGTAGGTTTTGTCTCCGAGATTATCTAACAAATACTGAATTTGATCACCAGTCCAATTGCAGTTCCTTATAAGAACTTTGGGAATAGATTTGTCGTATTCAACATCCGGCGGGGTAATAAAGCGTGGCATATTATTTCTTTGCTGTAATTAAAAGGTGCCAACCAAGAGCACGTTCCATGATCTTAAACAACTCTGGCGGCATAGCTTCAAACCAAGGTTGTTTAACATACTCATATTTAATATAATGTTCTATATTCCAAGGAAAAATAAAATCCTGTTCAACATGAACATTGTCGAATTCTCTAAACAACTCCCTTGCTTCTTGTTTGGTATATGTCATTGCCTGTGGACAATTATCTTGTGCTTCAGGTTGATCCCACCCTGCCTCAATCATGATATTTTTCCAGCTATTTTTAGCATATAACATGCATTTAATTTCACCACCGGGCGCTAACAAGTTGGGTAAACATGCCACTACTCGATCGGGTCGTGGTGCATGATGTATGACACCAAAGCTATAAATTAAATCAAACTTTTCATGAGGATCGAACGCATTATTCAATTCCTCTGCATTGCATTCAAAAAATTCTCCCCCGAGACCGAATACTTCGAAGCGTTGTTTAGCTAATTTAATACTTTCTATGCTTAGATCCACACCAGTATATTTTGCTCCTGCTCGAGCAAAGTTTGTAGCATCAGTACCTATTCCACAGCCAATTTCAAGCACACGTTTTCCTTTCCATCGGTCAAATTCTGGAAAAGTGTAGTTGTGCGGCTCGTTGGCATATCTGCGAGCTTCGACTTCGTCGAAGTATTCCTTTGTTCCGATCGGACTTTGACTATGTCGTATATTACAAGGTCTATTATTCCAATAAGTTCTAATTTGTTCAAGTAGCTGGTGGTTGTTCATCTTTAATCTTATATGCTAGTTTAGTGACCCAGTCAGTGAGATCTTTTTGTCTTTGGGGATGACTGTAATCTTCTGGATTTGTTGGATCTTTGCCGTCTGCGGCATAACTTTGTTCTTTAAAAGTTTCATCGTTGTTGCCACCAGTGACATCTGCTCGGTCATGATATACCTGCACAGGGATATTTAATAATCTGCCAACAGGAGCAGTGACATTGTATATCCACCAATCGCTGTGATTCACTGGACTAATGCATCCAAAGAATTCAATCCACGATCTTGGTATAATAGGAAATAATGCAAATGGATGATTCATAGTAACACAGGGCATTCTTAATAATCCAAAGAACCCGTTGTGTTTATATATTTCTTCGTCCCAATTATCAGTGAGCATCAGGGCATCGTCGTTCCAAAACATAATCCAATCGCCCGATGCCTGAGTACCTAACATATTTACATACTTGTATAATCTTAGATAACCGTGACGTTCGCTTTCAAACACTTTTGTAGTTGTACCACATTGTTCGACAAAGGGATGCCATGTTGTACTAAAGAATTCCCTGCTTTCGTCATCGTCGTCGTCATAGGCAATCAGTATTTCAATTTGACTGGGATCTTTTGCAGTACTTAAAAGACTGCCCACACTTTTGATAACAGCCTCTGTTCTTTTTCTTGTTGGTAATAATATGGATATTTTAGGTTTTTGCATTATTTTTTTTGAAGTTGCTGTGCCACTAAATCTTGTTCAGTGTCACTTAATTGATCTATTTCATATTCGCCTGATTTAATTTTTTCAATCAGGTATTGTATATATTGTTCGTCGTAAGTATAGCTATCTGTTTTGTCTTTGTCAACTTCAATCCATTTGAAACCGTTATGCTTGAACAATTTATTTGGAAGATAATCGACTCTGAGGAACATGTCACCTTTAGCAGAGCTGTCAGGAAACTTAATACCAAACCCACTTTTTGTACTAGTTGCTTCTGCATTGTCTGGTTGCAGTTTTCTTAAATTTAAAGTTTCTGGCACGGGTGGAGATTCTACTTTAACCCGGGGTGCTGTTTCAGGAACCTTGGCAAATTTGCTTGGCAGAACCTTTTCTTCAGGCTGTGTCTCTTGACCGGGTTGGTCCGCGGTTGCCTCAACTGTTGCAACTGGTTCCACTTCTGGTTCTACAACCGGCTCTGGTTTATAAACCATGGGCTTTAAGTTTTTAAAATGAACAAACGGTTTATTAAGGTACGTGTGTTTGCTGATGTCAAAGTCATTTTCAGGTGGTGCCGACTGTGCTGTTATATTAGAGTCTGCACTGGGTAATTCTTCTTTTATATCTTTATCTGTGCTTTCGCTGCAATTATTAGTTAAGTCATTGATATCGGGATCATTTTCAATTTCGCGACGCGAATCTTCTTCCAACAGTTCTTGATCTTCTCGATCATCTTTGGCCCAACGTAGACTTTGTTGTGCTGCTAAAATTAGAACAAGAGCCAGCGGATCAAACACTGCCACAATCAAAATAATAACCCATCGTACTGCGGCTTCGAGTAAATTTGCTTCTGGGTTGTCTCCGTAAATTAATGCTGCCACATATTTTATCGGTCCGACTTCTGCTTCCACTTTACGAACTTCTGCTCGTATGGGTGCGGCTTCATCGTTAAGAGCAGCAATAAGTTTTTGGTTGGATTCGATGCTCTTGGCTAACGCACTTCTATCTCGGGCTTGGGCTCTGCGAATAGCATTGGACTTTGATGCACCTTCTTCTGTGGTGCTTCTTGCCATGACTTGATCAACAGCCTCATCCATTTGGCGGAGTTGCCTGCGGTCAGCTTCAATATTCTCTCGTGCTGTTTTAATTTTTTCATCATAGATTGCAATCTTGCTTTGCACATCCCCCGATACCAAACTTTGATCAGTGTGTGCTTTTGACAAGAAACCGAAACATCCAATTGCAGTCAAAAACATTAATAAAAACACTGCCAGAGTCAGATATATCTTATAAGTCCAATTTGCCTTATCCCAGTTAAGTTTTAGCCAAACCGCGGCGGTAATTTTTCCTATACCGAGAGCCACTCCCATTACGGCCACCGATACTGGGGATGCAGCAAAAATAGCCATAAGTCCCACAATGCTATAATATTCTGCTATCGCAGATATTAATAATGCCACGGTTAATGTAAAATATCCAAAAATCATATTTTCTTTTTCTTGCAATTATCAAAGTGCCATCTATTCATATTAGCCCTGCCTTCTAATCCACAATGCGGGCACATAACAATCGGTAAGGTGTGCTTTCCTTTTAATGCTTTACTTATAGCATTTCGTCTATTATCTGAACAAGGCCCGGTCAATTTTCCTTTCCTGACGTCGGACATTGCTTTTCGATGTGCATCTGATTTTTTCTTTCCGGTTAATGCTTTAGAAACTTTATTACCATGGTCCGCAGGTTTTGGTTTTCTTAACTTATTAATATAATCTATATCTTTAACCTTCTCCCTATTTGCCCGTCTATAATTCTCCCTGGCGCTTTCACTTCTGATTTTACCAGTGTTTCCTTTGCGTATTTTGTCTATCCATTCTGTAGGTAAAGTTATGCCTGCTGTTGAAAATTTTCCATCACCATTATGCAAATTATAACTTCTAGGATCAGTTTTTGCATTTAACAACTCAAGTAATTCATTCTCTAATAGAATTATATTAGTTGACGATCCAATGGCAATGATTTTTCTTTCCCATTCGTCTGGTGAGTTTTTTATTAATGGTTTTACTATTTTACTAGAGCAAATATATCCATCATTAGGATGACAATTTTCTTTTGTCCTTGAACCTATATACCATTTTAATGTGGGTTTATGTATCCAAATATAAACGTATGCGGTAGTCATACATTTATTTATACGAGTTTAATAAAAATCCAAATTATTATCTAATCTTAATTTCGTTATCTTTTTGTCTATCACTGTATAACTTTCGGCCACGATCTCTGATCAGATCCGCCATACCTTGAGGATCGTCTTCAAACATTGTTCGAAAATCTTGTACAGTGATATCGTCATCTGTGTCGATACAATAAATTTCGTAATGACGTTGAGTATTAAATCTGGCCCTTAGCACAATCATGTTTACAATACTGCCCACAGTATTGGTTCTTCCTTTATTAGGATTTTCTTTAGTTTCTTTTAAGGTTGCCCACATCTGTTCCTTTTCAATATCAGAAATGTTGACAACGGCTTCAAGCCCGGTGCAATCCCAACTAAGGAGGTAAGTGTGACTCATTGTAGTATTACTCTTCCGACACCCATCATATAAATTACCAGCAGTCCTGCATTCACTACTATAAGTGCATTGTCACGAATTCGCAAGGCCCAAATTAACCAAACTAGTGTACCCACGTTCATTAAATAAATGTTCCATGGATCAATGGCCAAACTAGTTAAAACTGCGCCTATTAATATAAGCACTGTGGCTGTCCATTTTAATGTGGAATCGATTTGTCTATAG